GTCAATTCAAAGCAATTTCCGCTACACCGGTATATGATGGGCAGTTAGTGTCTGAAAACCCTCTAACAGGCTTTGAGTTTGATTTTACAAAGAAGAGCGAACAGGTAATTGGATATGCTGGATACTTCAAACTGGTTAACGGTTTTGAAAAAACACTGTACATGAGTGTTGAGGAATTACAAAAGCATGGGCTTAAGTTCTCACAAACCTTTAAAAAGGGATTCGGGCTATGGAAAGATGATTTTGACAGCATGGCTACCAAAACAGTACTAAAGTTGCTGTTAAGCAAATATGCCCCACTTTCTGTTGATATGCAAACAGCGTTCCTAACAGACAGTTCCGTTATAAAGGATGCCGAAACACGCGAAGTAAGTTATGTTGACAACTCTATAGAGTATGAAGATGTGAACACGCAGTCTGAAGCAAAAGAAAATGGCCGGATAATTGATTTTATTAAAGAAGCGGTTACAATTGAACAGCTATCAGAAGCAAAAGACTTCCTGAACAACGACCCTGAATTATTAACGATTTACGCACAAAAACAAAAGGAGTTGAAAGATGGGCAAGTTTGATAATTACGAATTCCGGTGCAGTGCCTTAGGTAAAATCATCAGCAAATCTGGAAAAATGACGGATGGCATCAAAACTTACCTACAGGATTTGTTCATTGGTGAGATATATAGCGTTAGAAAAGAAGCATTCGGGAAAGCGCTTGACAAGGGTATCTTTTGCGAGGAAGACGGAATTACAATGCTGGGAAATACTTTACTTAAAGGTCAATTAGTAATAAAGAATAAGGAGCGCCGGAGAAATGGTTTTATCCATGGTGAATGTGATGTTGATAAAAACAGGGTTGTATTCGATATTAAGAACGCTCTTACCTTATTCACATTCGGAAAAGCAGAATTATCATGGGACTATGAATGGCAGCTTGTAGGTTATGCCTGGCTCTGGAATTCAATAAAAGCCATTCTTTTTTATTGTCTAAACAATATGCCAACCGCGATGCTGGAAGAGGAAAAGATGAGCCTTTTTTACAAGAACAGATGGAAATTCAGCACATTCGAAAGCGAAGATTATATTTCGGCCTGCCAGGAACTTGAAGCGGCCCACAATTACGATCACATGCCCATACATGAAAAGTTTAAATTCTGGGAAGTAGATGTATCGCCTGAACGATTTAAGGTAATTGAAAAGGCCGTGATCGAGGCTAGAAAATATCTCAACCAGTTATGGAACGAACATCAGGCGTTTATTGAAAGGAATCTGGCTGCTATGAACGAACCCCACATTATCACTGCCTCCTACGACCAGGACCTCAAAGCAACAATAATAGAGTAACAATTTTTCCATGTTTTAGAATTATAGCCGGCTTGTCAAAGTCGGCTTTTTTATAACCTTAAATAATCAAAATAGATGAACCTAATATCGATGACCGATTTTGTTTTAGATTTAGACAGCAACGAACACTGGGATGAAGATTTTTCAAAATGTGTAAAATATGCGACGTTTCTAAAACAGCCTTTAACACTGGGAATGTTCGAACCTATAGACGATCAAGGAAATATATTAAAAGAGCCGGAAGGCTGGAACTGGTTTTCTATAGATCCTTGTCGGTGCCCAACTTGTAAATCAAAATACGATATTTCAGCACTTGAAGCCTACAAAAAAGCAAAAGATAAAGTACTGTTTAAGGGGTTCTATATTAGCCGCGAAAGCGAACACTTTTTTACAGTAGAAAAAGGGGTGATATTCATTCAGGTTCAAAAAAAATCTACAAAAGCAACAGTAGAAAAACTACTAAAACACTGGTCTGATATCGAATTAACCGAATCTGCAATAAAAAAATTCATATAACCTTAAAATAATATCCCATGCCACAAGTATTAAACGGTATGCAGGTAGACTACAATACCATTCCCAGTAGCCAGGTAATAAACGACAGGAAGTCGCTAATTGAAATGACGCTGGATGAATACCTACACACACAGAACAGAAAAGAAGAACTAAAGGCGATTAACGCCGAAAAGACACTTTTAAATTATCATAAAAGCAAGAATCATGTGCATAGCGTTTAATTGTTCCGCCCCGGCACCTGATGGTAAATACTGCACACTTCACGAAAAACACAATTCAAGCAGCTCCGGGCCGATAAAAGCACCTAAGGAGATCCCGAAACAAACGAAGAAGACCAAATCCATTAATGCCCAGTTAAAAGAGCTCTATCCGGTATTCCTTCAAAAGAAAAACTTTAAGTGCGAAATACAAAGCCCAGAATGCACCAAGACAGCAACTTGCGTGCATCATGCAAAAGGACGCGGCAAAAATGAAATACTCGATCAGTCTACCTGGAAGAGCTCATGCCAAAAATGCAATTCATGGGTCGAATCTCATCATGCTGAAGCTGTCCAAATGGGAGCTAAAGTTTCACGTCATAAAAAGAAGGAAGATGGTTGACAAATTATTAAACGGCAAATACATTCTTGATTGTTGTTGTGGCTCTCGAATGTTCTGGTTTGATAAAAACAATCCTCATGTCCTTTTTGCTGATATACGAGAAGTTGAAACGACCCTTTGCGACAACAGGAAACTGGAAGTAAAGCCTGATATAATAGCAGACTTCCGACAAATGCCTTTCCCTGACAATACTTTTAAAATGGTTGTATTTGATCCACCACACTTGCACAAATTAGGGCATACCACCTGGATGGCTCAAAAATATGGTGTATTGCTTTCATCCTGGGAGCACGATATAAAAGAAGGCTTTAACGAGGCTATGCGAGTTCTGCAGCCCTTTGGGACGCTGATTTTCAAGTGGAATGAAATACAAATTACCACTCAAAAGATTTTAGAAGTTATTGGTAAACAGCCACTTTTTGGGCATCCATCCGGCAAACACGGACGGACAAAATGGATGGCATTTATGAAAGGAGTTTAATTATGGATAATGCCACGGCTAACGAAGAAATAAGATCCCATTCAGACCCAAAACGCATTTACGCTAAGAAAGGCGAGAGATTGACAGTAGATCTGTATGGACATTCACATGATGGACAGGCTCTTTTTTTATGCACAAACCAATCAGGAACCCGATTTATAACCAAAGAAGAAAATTTAAAGTATGCAAAGCAAAGTTAAAAAAACATCGCTTATAGCGCACGATATGAACAAAAGAGCAGACTTATATAAGAGCCACGCTCTTGCAATAATTAAGGCGCTTAGTCTGCTGCCGGAAATGGAGGGTAATATCTCCGAGATCAGCAAACAGATTAAGAAAATGAAAATACCGGCTGCATACAATCCACCTAAAGAACAGGTACAGGTATGCCGACGGCTTACTGACATGGAATCTGCAAAGATTGTCCGTAAATCGAAAAAGGATCCCCGATCCGGATCATCAGGAAGGAAGCAGCAGGTCTGGGAACTAACACCATTTTATAAAGCCTTATACCAGGGAGGTAGTAATGGCAAGACCTAAAAAGGAAGGAATTGAATATTTCCCCTTCGATGTTGATTTTTTTACAGACGATAAGATAGAACCTATTAGCGGAGAATTTGGAATTAAAGGCGAGATTGTAGCAATACGCCTGCTTTGCACGATATATAAAGAAAACGGATATTTTGCACGGTGGGATGACAGATTAAAGCTCTCTCTTTCCTCACGCTGCAAGGTGACACCCGAACTTGTTAATGATATAGTTACACGCTTGGTTAAGTGGGAATTTTTAGACAAAGACCTCTTTAACTCGGATAAAATACTAACATCAAAAGGGATACAAGAGCGTTTTAAAGAAGCAACCAGAAAAAGGAAAACTGATTATTCTAAACTTAAATACTGGATTTTGGGAGTTTCGGGCGCCCATAATCCGCCCATAACCCCCTTACAAGAGGGGTTTCTTCCGCCCGAAACTACACAAAGGGAAAGTGAAAGGGAAAGTGATAGTAAAAGTAAAGATACTAAGGTGGAGTATTACGGGAGCGACCCACTTCCACCACCCCCACAAATTATCGAATCTCCATTTTCCGATCAGTTTTACCAGAGAGACGTTGACAGCCTAAAAGTTGACTACTTCACATCAGCGCACCAGGCCGAAAGAGAACGGGTACAACAGCGCCTTGGCTGCCAGGAAAACGAATTGAAATTTATCATGCTGGCCTTTATCGGCGGTTTGACTTCCGACCAACGATCAAAGAGCATGAAGGATTTCAAAAATCACTTCTGGAACTGGGCCCGAAAGAATATCCAGGATCTCGGCAGGGAAATCAAAGACTTGGTTTCCGAAGGTATTCGAATTCACAAGGGACAAAAATTATCAGATGAAAAACCGAAACAATCGACAATCGATCCGCGAATTGCCGCAAAACTCACTGGGTAAAATTGCCCCGCAGGACGTGAAAATGGAAGCCGCGGTAATCGGCGCGATGATCTACGACTTTAGATTGTTCGAAGATGAGGCAAAAGACCTGATGAGTGAGGAAGGATTTTTCTACCGGGAAAGCTACCGGGTCATTTTCGAATCGTTTTCCGATCTAATCAACCAGCGAAAGGACCCGGACCAGCTTATGCTGATGAACGATCTTTCTGCAAAAGGAAAACTGGAATTAGTAGGCGGGGCGTACGAACTCACAATTCTTTGCCAGCCGCTTACGGCCACAACTTTCAAAACTTACGTGCTTTCCCTCTACGAAAAGCACCTGGCCCGGAAAGTGATTTTATCCGGTTCAAAAATGATTGAGGATGCCTACGATTCTACGAACGATATTTTTGAAGTTATTTCAGAAAGCGAGAAAACAGTCTTGGAACTTTCGATTAAAAACAACGGAAATGACGTACAACATATTCAAAAATCGGCTAAATCGGTATTGGATGAGGTAACACACAAGATTTTAAATAGAATCGAAATTTCGGGCGTTTTAAGCGGATTTAAAAATTTAGATGCTGTTACCGGCGGTTGGCAGAAAACGGACCTGATCATCCTTGCGGCCCGGCCATCGGTTGGGAAGACGGCCTTTTCCCTAAATCTTGCGCTGCACGCCGCCGAAACAGGTAAACCAACTGCGGTCTTTAACCTGGAAATGGGAGCAGAACAGTTGACAAAAAGGCTGCTCGCAAACATTTCCAGCGTTGATATGTACCAGATCAACAATCCGCTTGGAAACGAAAGCATGAGGATAGCGCCTATGGTTGATTATGAGATCGGGGAACTTACAAGAGCGCAGCAACATCTATCAAAAATCCCACTTTACATTGACGACACATCAGCACTTACAGTCAGTCAGTTAAAATCAAAATGCAGGCGTCTAAACCGGAAGCATGGACTCGAATTGATTGTTGTTGATTACCTGCAGCTGATGCGCGGGAATTCAGAATATAAGGGCAACCGGGAACAGGAAATTGCGCAAATATCCCGTGAATTAAAAGTTCTGGCAAAAGAACTTAAGGTTCCAATAATTGCCCTATCACAATTAAGCCGGGGCGTTGAGACTCGGGCAGACAAAAAGCCGACATTAAGCGACCTTCGGGAATCAGGAGCCATCGAACAAGATGCGGATATAGTTTCCTTTCTGTACCGGGCAACTGACGAGCAGATAAAAGAGCAGCCGCTTCTAACCGGTGCTACCCTATTCGATATTCAAAAGCACCGGAACGGGCGGCTGGATGCGATGCCGTTTTACTCCAAACTTGAAATTCAAAAGTTCTACGAAAAGAACCCTAAGGACCAGGTATTTAACGGACCGATGCAGATGAACGGCACCACATTTTCTTCTTTCGAACCTATAGAAAACCCTCACAAATCTTTTACCGGCATATCACCAAACGAACATGATGAGGTGCCTTTTTAATTTCTAAAAAATGAAACATGCCAGCTTTTTTTCAGGGTTTGGAGGTTTTGACCTAGCAGCCGAATGGATGGGATGGGAAAACGTGTTGCATTGTGAAAAAAATACTTTTTGTAGAAAAATCTTATCGTATTACTGGCCAAATGCAATTAGTTATGAAGACATCAAAAAAACAGACTTTATTATTTACAGAGGATCTATTGATATCCTTACAGGAGGGTTTCCATGCCAACCGTACAGCACAGCAGGGAAACGACTCGGATCCGAAGATGAACGCCATTTGTGGCCGCAAAAGCTTAGAGGCATTCGAGAGATTCAGCCGCCCTGGGTTGTGGGCGAAAACGTTCGCGGGCTTACTAATTGGAATGGAGGGCTGGTATTCGACGAGATCCAGGCTGACCTGGAAGCTATCGGCTACGAAGTCACACCGTTTATACTTCCAGCTTGTGCCGTCAACGCACCGCATAGACGCGAAAGGGTATGGTTTATTGCCTACTCCGCAGGTTTTCGACGCTTACGGGACATTTCTGCCAGGGAAATATTACAACGGGAAGAACCGGCACGCCGAAAAATTGGGGCAAGCCCTTGTAAGGTTTGGATTAATACCAGTATCCCAATCCCAGGATTTGAAAAATTCCCAACTCAACCCGCGGTTTGTGGCGGAAATGATGGGCTTCCCTCCGAATTGGACGGAATTGCCATTTCAGATTGGATAAAAGAAAGTTTAAAAGGTTTTGGTAATGCTATAGTGCCGCAGGAAGCACTACAGATTTTTAAAGCAATAGAACAATACAATAATTTATAAGCAATGTCATACACAATCAAAGGCCGGATCATAGACATCCAGGATATCCAGCAAATCACTGAAACATTTTCTAAAAGAGAATTTGTTCTAGAAGTAGAAGCCTACAACAATCAGGGAGCGCTAAACAAAACGGATTACATCCCATTCCAACTTACCAACGGCAATTGCGACCGGATAGAATCAAAGCGCATCGGCGATATTGTAACCGTTCATTTCAACCTGGGCGGCAACAAATGGGTAAAGGATGGAACAACAAGATACTTCCCACAGCTCACCGCCTGGAAAATAGATGGCGAACAATCACATCAGCCACAATCGCCCTACCCAGCCAAGCCACCTGAACAAAGAACATATACAAAAGGACCTAAAGATTCAGAATTTATACCTGAACCTGGGGATGATTTACCATTTTAAAACCTCAAAAATGTAAACAATGAACGAGAAATATTTTAAAATACTGGAATTAGTAAGAAGCAAAGATGATTATGACGCAGAATGGGTTCAGCATCCGCATCATGTTCTTGACAGGGCAGCTGCAACCGATAAGCATATTGCGGTATTCACACCCAAGATTGGAGAGTTCAATGATTTTACAAATAAGTATCATCCTCATATTTATCCATTCCCAGTCACTCACCATCAACACATTCTGGTGAGTGATGTTAAACAAGCATTATCAAAATTGCCATTTGAGGATTGTTTTGATGAAGAGATAATCAAGTGTGGAGCTTGTGAAGGAGAAGCCCAGGTTGAATACGAGTTCCAATACAAAAAGAAAACATATACCTCATATCAAGATTGCCCGGTTTGCAACGGTGAAGGCGGATTTGATAAGAAGTCAGATAAGCCTAACGGGGAAA